TCCCTATCTTCTACTGCAGCATACTATTCAATGATAGGGTTGACTGCATTATTCAGTGGTGCATATATTCCTATTTTAATAATGGGAGGTTCGCTCGAGTTCGCCAAAATTGTAACAGCAACATGGCTCTATAAAAGCAGAGAATCAATACCTATATTCATGAGAATATATATGACTATTGCTGTTATCATATTGATGTTCATAACATCAATGGGAATCTTTGGTTTTCTATCTAAAGCACATTTAGAAAATAATGTTAATAAAACTGCTGATGTTGGTTCATTAGTTGTGGGATTACAATCTGACATTAAAGCTGATGAAAAAATTGTAACGGATGCTGATCGTCAATTGAATTTACTTGACAATACAGTTAAAGAAGATTATAATATACTGAGTAAGCAGAAAAAAGTTCGTGCGCAATTATTATCGGATAAGAAAGAAGCAGCAGCTCGCTTGAGGGAGAACAATAAGAGGTTAGCTGCAGCTGAACTACAAATTCAGAAAGTAGAGGTAGAAGTTGGTCCTCTAAAATATATTGCTGAATTGATTTATGGCGATAAAGCTGGAAATTATTTGGACAATACAGTAAGAATAGTTATACTAATGCTTGTTTTTGTCTTTGATCCGCTTGCTGTGATGCTGTTGATTGCAGCAAGTAGAAAGCCCACTCAAGTGAGCAAACGTGTTGATGGTGAAATTATGTTTAACGAAAATGATATATTAGACCTGGAGAAATAAATGAACGTTAAGATTATTAAGTTGATTACTGGTGAAGAAATTTTAGCTGAGGTTGTGAGTTCTGATGATACATCAGTGACTCTCGAGAATACAATTGCTGTGGTTCTAGCTCCATCAGATGATGGGAAGAATCTTGGATTCCGTTTTATTCCTTGGGGTACAATGGTTGATGGTGATATCACTATTGGTACTGATAAGATTATCTACTCTGAACCAGTTAAGGATGATTTGAAGAATACTTACTCTTCAATGTTCGGTGGGATTGTAACTCCACCCAAGCAACTCATTGTTTAAGGAATTACGTGTTTTATACTAATGTTGCGGTGTATGGCGACAATATCCTCTTTCGTGGAATAAAAGAAGGAAAGAGGATTCGTCAAAAGATTCGTTATAAACCAAAGTTTTTTGTCAGAAGCAACAAACCCTCTAAATGGAAAGATCTCAATAATAATCCAGTTGAAGAAATTTCATTTGATTCCATTCGAGACGCTCGAGAGTTCATAAAACAGTATGAGGGAGTCTCCAATTTTACAATCTATGGAAATACCAAATATGATTATGCATGTATTTCCGATTTATTTCCTGATGATGTAGAATGGGACATAACGCAATTATCTATTGCATATATCGACATTGAAGTAGGATCAGAAAATGGATTTCCAGAACCAATACGGGCAAATGAAGCTATTACTGCAATCACTATCGCAATCAACGGCACTTACTATGTGTTTGGTTGTGGTGATTACAATAACAATATTGAGAGTGTGGATTATATTAAATGTGAAGACGAATACGATCTTATCGAAAAGTTTATTAATCTTTGGACACTTCATTTTCCTGATATTGTTTCTGGTTGGAATATTAAATTCTTTGACTTCCCATATCTAATCAATCGCATTAATCGTCTTTATGGTGAAGAAACTTCTCTCAAATTATCTCCTTGGAATAAATTAAATGCGAGTGAGGTCACTTTCAAAGGAAAGACTCAGCAATGTTATGATATGATGGGAATTGCGATGCTCGATTATTATGAGCTGTATCGCAAGTATTCTTCCAATCCAAACCAAGAATCATTTTCACTCAATCACATTGCAAATGTTGAGCTTGGTGAGAAAAAGATTGACTATTCTGAATTTGAAAGTTTACATCAACTATATCGTTTAGATTTCCAGAAATTTATCGAGTATAATATCAAAGACGTAGAACTAGTTGAACGTCTTGAAGATAAAATCAGGTTGATTGAATTGGCATTAACTTTGGCATATGATGCTAAAGTGAACTATGATGATGTTTTCTCTCAAGTGAGAATGTGGGACACAATCACATATAATGCACTAAAGAAAAAGCATATAGTAATTCCGCCAAAGAAAAATACAAAGAAAGATGAGCAATATGCTGGTGCATTCGTTAAGGATCCAATCCTTGGAATGCATGAGTGGGTTGCGTCATTCGATTTGAATAGTCTATACCCACATCTGATTATGATGTATAATCTTTCTCCAGAAACTTTAATTGAGCCAGATAGACTCAATGACGAACTCAGAAAGTATATTGGTGAATATGGACCTAAGATTAACGTTGATAATCTCTTAGATAAAAATATTCCGACTGAAATACTCAAGAAATACAATCTAACTCTAACTCCTAATGGTCAACTTTTCAGTATAGAAAAGCAGGGATTTCTTTGCGAAATCATGGAAACGATGTATGAAGATCGCGCCATGTATAAAAACAAAGCAATTGAAGCTAAGAAGAAGTTGGAGAAGTCAGTTAGTGAACAAGAGAAGCATGAGCTAGAAAAACAGATTGCTAAGTTTAATAATATTCAATTAGCTAAGAAAGTTACTCTAAACTCTGCTTATGGTGCAATCGGAAACCAATGGTTTAGGTTCTTTGATATTAGAATTGCTGAAGCAATCACATTGTCTGGGCAGCTTGGAATTCGTTGGATTGAAAGCAAATTAAATGGCTATTTGAATGGACTATTGAAGACCAAGGGGATTGATTATATCATTGCATCAGATACTGATTCAATTTATGTAAATCTTGGGACTTTAGTTAAGAAGATGATTCCCACAGACACTGAAAAGAAGAAAGTCATTCGCATGCTTGATCGTTTCTGTGAGGATAAGATTCAACCATTCATCGATATTTCTTATAAAGAACTTAAAGATTATCTCAATGCTTATGCCCAGAAGATGGTAATGAAGCGCGAGGCTCTTGCTGATAAAGCTATCTGGACTGCAAAAAAACGTTATTTGATTAATGTGTATAATAATGAGGGTGTTGAGTATAAAAAACCAAAGATGAAGATTATGGGACTTGAAGCAATTAAGTCATCAACACCAGCAGCATGTCGTGATAAAATTAAGGAAGCCTTTGAAGTTATTATTGAAAAAGATCAGAATGCATTGATCAAGTTTATTGAAGAATTCAGAATAGAGTTTAAGAAACTTCCTCCTGAAAATATCGCATTCCCAAGAGGTGTTACTGGTCTAGAGAAATATGGTGATTCAAAATCAATCTATGCTTCTAAAACACCAATCCACGTTAAGGGATCATTGATCTTTAATCATCTTTTGAATGAGAAAAGATTGGAAAAGAAATATCAAACAATCAAGGAAGGTGAGAAGATTAAGTTCATCTATCTAAAAGAACCTAATCCGATCCAGACTCCAATCATATCTTTTCTAAGTACAATTCCTAAAGAATTTGACTTGGAGGGTTATATAGATTATAATACTCAATTTGAGAAGTCTTTTCTTGAACCTCTGAAGATCGTTTTAGATGTTATCAACTGGGACGTTGAAAAAAGAAATAGTCTTGAAGGTTTATTTTCTTAAGGAGAAATCATGAGTTTATTAGATAAAATTAAAAAGAATTCCACCATCAAGGATTCAGCTGTCCTTTCTAAGTCGAAGTTCTTCCAGGCAAAGGATATGATTCAAACAAGCATTCCTGCCTTAAACATTGCTCTTTCTGGTGATATTGATGGAGGATTTACACCAGGTCTAACAATGTGGGCTGGACCATCAAAGCACTTTAAAACTGCATTCAGTCTATTGATGGCGAAAGCGTATCTTGATAAGTATGATGATGCTGTAATTCTGTTTTATGACTCAGAGTTTGGTACACCAAAGAGTTACTTTGAGACTTTTCAAATTGATCAAGAAAGGGTTATCCACACTCCATTAACTGATGTTGAACAGCTAAAATTTGATATTATGAATCAGTTGAAGGAAGTGACTCGTGGTGATCATTTGATGATTATTGTTGACTCTATTGGTAATCTAGCTTCTAAGAAAGAAGTTGAAGATGCTCTTGAACAGAAGTCAGTTGGTGATATGACTCGCGCTAAGCAAATTAAATCATTATTCCGCATGGTCACTCCACATTTGACGTTGAAAGATATTCCAATGGTAGTTGTCAATCACACTTATATGGAAATTGGTATGTTTCCAAAGGCAATTGTTGGTGGTGGTTGTGTAATTGCTGGAACAAAGATTCAACTTGCTGATGGAACTTGTAAGAGTGTTGAAGATTTCGTTGTTGGCGATTTAGTTAAAACACTAAATGGTCCGCAGGAAGTTACTGCTATCTGGAATCCAGAAACTCTAGATGATGGTGAACCTGAATGTTATGAAATTGAGTTTGATGATGGGCATAAAGTTATATGTTCAGATAAACATAAATTCCTTATTCCATATGTAAGAGATAATGGTAGCGGCGCGGATTGGATTGAGGCTAAAAATATGACAGTTGATATGGAGGTATTGTCAGTAGAATACTAAGATTCAGAATAATATAAATAGTTCATAATAGGAGAAAATTATGAACTATTCTAAACTCTACGAATCTTTAATATTTGATGCTAGAAATAACCCAAAGCACGACCCATACAAAGAAACTCATCATATAGTTCCTCTTTGTATGGGTGGCTTAGATGTTAAATCAAATTTGGTCAAATTAACTGCTAGGCAACATTATTTGGCGCATTGGCTTTTATATAAAATTCACAAGACTACCAAATTAGTACATGCTTGGCATTCTATGAGTAGAATTGGAGTTGGTCAAGAATCAAGAAATGTAAATTCTCAATTATTTCAATATTGCAAAAAAGAAAGAAGTAGATTACTTTCTGAACAATATTCTGGAGAAGGAAATAATTTTTATGGTAAATCTCATAGCGATGAAACAAAAAAGTTGCTTTCTGACAAACATAAGGGTAAAATATACAAAACGCCTGAACAAATTAAATCTTGGGTAGACAGTATAGCAAAAAAACCAAAATCTAAAGAGCACAAAGCTAAGATTGGTAGAAAGGGATATGTGATGCTACAGAATATCCATACTCTAGAAATTGTAAGAGTTTTGTATACTGATTCTAGAGTTAATTGTCCAGATTGGGTTAATCCTAGAAAATTAAAACCAGAAAATAAAATGAAATGTGGTCACTGCGATATTGTAACAACTGCCAGCAATCTAAAACGGTGGCACAATGATAAATGTAAAAAGAGGAAATTATGAAAATTAAAAGTATTACTTCGGTAGGCAAAAGAAAAGTTTATGATCTATCTGTAAAAAACGCAGAACATTATGTTCTAGAAAACGGAGTTGTTACCCACAACACTGGCCCGTACTACTCTGCTGATAACATCTTTATTATTGGTCGTCAGCAAGAGAAAGAAAATAACGAACTCAGCGGATACAGTTTTATTCTTAACGTCGAGAAGTCACGCTTCGTTCGAGAGAAATCAAAGATTCCTTTGTCAGTATCTTTCGAGGGTGGAATTAGTGCATGGTCAGGCCTACTAGACGCTGCTCTAGAATCAGGTCATGTAATCAAACCTAAGGTGGGTTGGTATCAGCGTGTCAATGTAGAGACTGGTGAGATTGAAGACAAA